ACCGGATGGTTTCCAGCCTCGCTTGTCAGCGGATCCGCGACGATTACGATTGGTACGCAATGCACAGCGGCATCCGGCGGCACGTCCGGTGGCTCGGGTGGTAACGGCGGCGCCGGGACGACTGCGGCGGTTGCCATGACCGGCCTGCAAGGCGGCTCGATTGTCGGATGGGGTGGAGGCGGGGGCGCCGGTGCCGTGGGCGGTGCCGGGGCGACCGCGACGGGCGGCGGCGGTGGTGGTGGCACGTTTGCCAGCGGAGCCGGTTCCACGAACGCTACTGGTGGTCTGGCCGGAAATAGTTTCGGATCGGCAGGTGGCTCTGGCATCCAGGGTGTGAACCAGTCTGTTGCCTGGGTTGGCGCAGGGGGGTCTGGTGCCAGTTCTACGGGCGTGTCCGCAAACGGCTCGCTTGCTATTAATGGATCAACCGGAGGAGCTTCCGGCGGCGGTTTGAGCGCCGGCACGCCCTATGTGACCGCAGCGCCTGGATTCCAACCCGGTAGCGCTGTGACCTCAAACGGCGGCACTCCCGGTGGCGCAACTGGCGGCAACGCCTCGGCCGGAACTCCCGGGACGACCCAATACGGCGGCGGTGGTGGCGGTGGCGGCGGTGCAGGCACGACGACGGGCGGCAACGGCGGGACCGGGGGTGCGCCAGGCGGCGGCGGTGGTGGCGGCGGTTCCGGCGAGACTGGCGGCGGTGGTGCCGGTGGGGTCGGCGGTGCGGCGCAAGTAATCGTCATGGCCGAATGAGACCGTTGTGTTGAAGGAGCGCCGCGAACCCGGCGGAAAAATGCTGGCCGCACTCGGGCTGCGGCGCGTGGTGGCGGTGGTGCCGGCACGACTGGCGGCGGTGCTGGTGGGGCGGGCTGTGGTGGCTTCGCCATCATAACGACACAGGGTTATTCATCGGGCTTGTAAGGAGACGATCATGACGGTCTATGTCCTGCTGCTGGCAAGTCCGACGGTGATGAGTGACGGCACCACGCAACCCACGGGGACCCCTGTCGGCCGGGTTCAGTGGGACGGCGTCACGCCCTATCATCCGGCGGGATATACGGTGGTGCCCGATACCGGGCAGGTTTGCTACATCCCTGCCGTAGTGCCATTGCCCTCTTCCTCGCTAATGCCGTTGCCGCAATACATGATCCTAGTGCCGCAGGCCGTTCGCCTCGGTATGTGGTCCAAGATGGTGAGCGACACGACGCTGGCGGACAACTACAACGCCTGGATGAACGTCGTGGTGGTGAACGGCGGCATCGTCGATGTGATGCAACCTACCCTCGCAACGCTGCTTAACTATTGCGTGTCGAAGTCGTATATGACCCAGGCCCAGGTGAACGCGCTATTGGCTGTGCCACCGACCTAAGCCCACGTGCAATAAATAAGCACAGTGGCGATCCCATAAAAGGAAAGGCAACGACTATGCCACAGGATTTTAAGGTCTTTCTACCTATCGCGAAGGTAGACAAGGAGAAGCAGACGGTAAGTGGCTATGCCTCTACTCCCACGAAAGACGGCGATGGGGAGATCGTCACGCTTGATGCTATCCGCGGTGCTCTGCCCGACTATATGGCTTGGGGCAATATCCGCGAGATGCACAAGCTCAACGCCGTTGGGGTAGCGCAAGAGGCGAATATCGACACGAAGGGCTTATTCCTAACGGCGAAGATCGTCGATAAGGCCGCGTGGGAGAAGTGTCTCGCCGGCGTCTATAAGGGCTTTTCGATCGGTGGGAGGAAGGTCGATAAGGTCGGCAATGAGATTACAGAGATCGAAATGACCGAGATCTCTATTGTCGATCGCCCCTCCAACCCCGACTGTCGCCTATCATTGGCGAAGAGCGCCAAGGCCCTTGGTGACGAGCCCGCCTACTTGCTCAAGGTGAAGAATAGGGCATCGGCAGAGGGTAAGGCCCTTGCCAAGATGGCTAGGATTGTCGAGGGGTTGGCGAAGGCTGGCCCACCTGCGGCCCCTGATGGCTTCTCGCTTCCCCCCATTAAGGTCGAGTCCGCGGCACAGCTCGACGGCACCATGAGCCCCAACGACTCACGGCCGAATGAGAACGTGACGCGGAAGACCGAAGGTCCCGAGCCCTGCAAAGAGCACGGGAAGGTGAATTGCCAGGAATGTGCCGATAAGGCGAAGAAGGCTCTTGATGCTCCTGGTGATGGCACGAAGCCATACGGTGATGTTGCGTATGCCGACAATGGCCTGCAAGAAGATGGGAAGAAGCGGTATCCCATTGACACCGAAGAGCACATTCGCGCCGCCTGGAATTATATCAACAAGCCGAAGAACGCCGCGAAGTATGGCGAGAAGGCATCGGGCGTAAAGGCGAAGATCGTCGCGGCATGGAAGGCGAAGGTCGATAAGGCCGGGCCGCCATCGGCAGTAGGCAAGAAAGCGGCGAAGAAGCTCGCCAAAGCGCGGATCATGGCGCAGTTCGAGCTCGGAGCCCCCGCGCCTATCGAGAGCGATTTTCTCACCTTACGGAAGGTTGGGAGCAACACCAGCGCCGAAAACGAGGAGGCTGCTCCTGTATTCGAGACACTAAAGAAGGGCATGAGTGCAGCGGGTTCGCTGTCCTATGTCTTCGACCAAATTCGCAACGCGCAACGCTCCCTGTTGATGGAGGGTAAGCGCGAAGGGAAGGATAGTCACGATAAGGACATGGCGAACAAGCTCGGCGACATTGCCAGGCAACTCGCCAGTGTTATTAGTGACAAGGCATCGCATGAAGGGGAGGAAGCGACTACCCTTACCGATGCTGACGACATGTATATTCAGGACATTCTCGGAGAGGACAAAATGGCCACACTGAACAACGGTGCTATTGACACCAGCGACACTGGTGGGGATGAGTTGACGAAGGCCGTCGCCGCGTTGATGCAGAAGGCGGCCGTGCCGACGAAGGCTATGCGTATGGCCTCGGCGGCTGATAACGTCAAGAAGAGCCGGAAGGCTTGCAAGGCGGCTCGTGGGGCCATTGAAGAGGTCCACAAGATGATGAAGGCGTCGTATATCGCCAAGATGGAGAAGGCGAAGAAGGTGGGCGACGGCAAGGATACGAAGGACGACGGCGAGTTCGATCATGCCGGCGCCATGGAGAAGCTCCAGAAGGCGTACGGTGAGATCGACAAGGCGCGGACGTTCGGTAAGGCCGCTGCCGTCCAGATCGCGAAGGCCAGTGGCAGTCCCACTGAAGCTACCAGCGGTTTCGCTGTTCCTCCTGGTGTCAAGGACCTTTCCGTCGACGATCTCGCTCTCGCTGGCCCTGCCTTTGGCGAACGCGGCACCCGCCCGCCCCCATTCCCTGGTGACGGCACGTTCTCCGGCAAGGGCGTGGGCGCTGGTGATCTGGCGAAGTATAGCAAGAACGGCCAGATCTCGACGGAAGTCGCCACGCTCATCATGGAGAAGGCGAAGGCCGATGGCGAGCTTGAAGCTCTTCGGCGCCTGCCCGCGACAGGCTCTGGTGGTCGGCGGCCCTATGCTTTCGATGTGACGAAAGCCGTGGGCGGTGGAGAAGACAAGGACGTTCTCAACAAGGCCCTCTTCGACGGTGTGGATACCAATGCCCTCGCTTCTGATGATGAGCGGGCTCATACCGACGCCTCGGCGCGAGTCATCGGCAACTTGCTGACCTCGGGCCGCTTTAGCAAGAGCATTCTCGACCCCGGGTTCAAGGGTCTGGCTGGTGCCGGGCACTAAGCCCCCTTCTATGTAACAGTGGGCTTCGGAAAGCCCTCAACAGAAATGAGGAGTTAGGCTATGAGTGGTTTTGGTGGTGCTCTCGGCAGCGGCCTAGGCAATGAGTTTGTCATGGCCCTGTTGAACAACGAGAACTTCGTGAAGAACCTGGAGAAGCGCCTTGGCCCGTTGGGGAAGGCCGACACAATCCAGCAGGCGACGAACCTGCTGTGGCATGACCTTCGCCCGATCGTCCAGATGCTCTATCCCTACCGCGAGTTGATCCCCCGCATCAGTCGCCTCCCGCGCGTTCCCGCCGACGGCGGCAATGCCTTCCACTGGAAGCGGATTGTCGGCATCAATGTCAATGGCGCCAGCAGCGGCGTTAGCGAAGGCAACCGCGGCGCGCGTATCGCTATTGCCGAGCAAGACCTCACGGCGGTCTATAAGACGCTCGGCTTCGAGTCGAGCGTGACGTTCGAGGCGCGGCTCGGTGGCAGGAACCTCTCCCCGGAAGTGCTCGGGATCAGCGTTCAGTCGGCTCTTCGCTCTCTGATGATCGACGAGGAGAAGATCCTTATCAACGGCAATGCTACGTTGCCGCTTGGGCAGGCACCGACCCCGACCCTCGTCCACGGAGCTATCGTGGGCCTGAGTGGCTCCTTCGGTGGTGGGTCTGTGTATGTCGTCTGCGTGCCCCTGACGGGTATGGGCATGCTTGGCGCCTCGCCCTACAACAGTGTGACGAACAGCGGCGGGATCTTGGGGCAGGTCACGAAGATCAATGCCGATGCCTCCACCGACACCTACGGTGGTGGCAGCGCCATGCCGAGTCTTGAGGCAGTTACGACGACTAGCGTTGGCGAGCTCGTCACTGCTACAGAAGCACTCGTCCCTGGTGCCTTTGCCTATGCGTGGTTCGTCGGTGCTGCCAGCGGGGCTGAGTATCTCGCCGGGATCACCCCGAGCAATCAGGCGATCTTCACGAAGTTCCCGCCCACGACGAACATGCCCGTCGGTAACTTGCGTGTCGGCGCCTCCTATGCCGATAACAGCGTCGATCAACTCGTCCCCGACGGCATCCTGGCGCAGATCTTCGGTGGGACAACTGGCCCCTCGCCAGGGCAGTTGATGAGCACGAACCCCCTGCTGCCGAATGGGGTTAACTTCACCTCGGGCGGCTCGATCGTCTACTCCATGCCCGCGGGGAATACGGGCCTGACTATCGCTGGAAGTAACTTCGAGGAGATCGACGCCGTTCTCCGCGCAGCTTACGACCAATACAAGATCGGCTTCGATCGCATTCTTATCTCGGCGACGGATGTGCTCGATACCTTCGGCGCCATGCTCGGTCAGTCCTCGGGCGGGAATGGCTTCCGTATTCTCTTCGACGCCGACAAGGAAACGGGCCGGATCGTTGCTGGTCGGCGCGTTACGAGCTACTTGAACAAGTTCTTCAACAATACGCTCGACGTTGAAGTGCATCCCTACGTGCCGGCTGGCACGATCATCTTCTGGTCGGATCGGAGCCCATATGAGCTCTCGGGCGTCGCCAATCTGCTTGAGGCGCATGTTCGGCAAGACTACTACCAGATCCAGTGGCCCTGGCGCTCTCGGCGCTACGAGTATGGCGTCTATTGCGATGAAACCTTCCCGTGCTACTTCACGCCGGCGTTCGCCGCGATCGTGAACAAGAACCCGATGAGCGGCGACTACGTGTTCTAGTCACGTCGACTAGGGAGGGTGAGACATGGCTGGACATTGCCAAGACTGTTCGGGTTGCTGCACGGTCTTCGCTGTTGAGGCTGTTGGCAAGGCATTTGGTGTGCCTTGCCAACACCTCGGCAAGACCCTGTTCGGTGTTGGGTGCACGATCTACGATGAGCGGCCCGATGCCTGTAGGCATTACGTGTGCCTCTGGCTAGACTCTCAGCGAAGAGAAAATGTCGAGAGCATGCCGGAGAGTATGCGGCCTGATGTCGTGAAGTGCGTATTGGGTTGGCCTTGGGGCGTGGATAGGGAGACCCTATTCGTCTATCCCTATCCCGGCCACGAAGACGCCTGGAGAAAGCCTCCCGTTAGCACGAAACTTCGCACTATCTTAGCGAAGGGGGGCAAGATCGTCGTCGTCACAGGTGAGAAGCGAATTGCCATAAAGGGCGATATGGCGTTCGTGGGAACGGAAGACGAGTTCGCTGAACTTCTTACATAAGGGCAAGGCAAATGTGGTTCTCAATGCCGAAGGGTTGCGGTGGCATTACCGTAGAGAGGCAAGAGTTTAGCGTTGAGGCTAAGGACGATAAGGGGGTTGGCTACTTTCGTGCCCCCGATCACTTCGCCCCGCGTATCTTGTCCCTCGGAGCAGGCTTTGCTATGGCCACTCCGCCCGAAGGGGCTCCAGCCGATCTACCGAAGGATGACCCCCTTCGTGATGGGGCTATTGTTGAGCTAACGAAAGTGAGTGAAGCCCAGAAGATTGAGATACAGGATCTTCGCGCTGATCTCATCGCAGCTACCTCCCGTGTTACCGCTTTCAATAACGAGAACACGGAACTGAAGACGAAGTTGACGGCGAAGGAGAAGGAGATCGAAGAGCTACGGGAGCAGCTCGAGGATAAGGATCTCGCTACAAAGGTGGTGAAGAAATAAATGTCCCTTTTAGGTGGTGATCTGACTACCCCCGCTCGTGTTGCTGTGTGGATGGCCGCCGCGCCGACATTGCCATCGGCTGTCGTGACACAGCTTATTGGTTCGCAGTCGGCGATGATAAGGGGAAAGCTCAATCGCGGGGCGCTATATAGTCAGATCATTACTAGGACGTTTAGCGGCTTGGGGAATAGTCAGATCGTGTTGCCTGACTATCCCCTCACCAGTGTTATCGAAGTGGAAATGGGCTCGACGTCTATACCCGCTGCACAAGTGCCGAATAGATGGGGCTATCGCTATGTGCCCTGGGATGGGAACCTGCCCGGAGAACCTGGGGCTGTTGAGTTGGTCGGTGGATCGTTCTACACAGGCTATCAGAATGTTCGCATAACATACAGGGCGGGGTATGTTGTGTTGAACGAGCTTGCTACCGTGCCACTCGTAGCACCCTACACGGTCCTCGTCCAACAGCCTCTGGGGGTTTGGTGTAGGGATAATGGAGTGATGTATGCAGGAGGCAATACGCTCCTTCCGGAGCCAGTAGCTCCTACGCAAGGTCAATATATAGGGCCGACTGATGCCAACCCCGGGCTCTATACGTTTAGCGCAGTCGATGCTGGCGCTATTGTTGCTATTTCGTATTCCTTCGTCCCTGCCGATCTCGAAGAAGCGTGCATACAGATGATTGCGGAGAGGTATGGGTATCGGGGTCGCGTGGGCGAAGTTAGCAAGAGCCTTGGTGGGCAGGAGACCGTTCGCTTCATGCGAGGGTATGGTGGTAGGCCCTACGGCACTACGATGGGTCTTCCCCCTGAGGTAAGCGACTTGATTTGGCCCTATGTATCGGTGCTGCCTCCTGCGATGGGCCTATCGCAATGATTGAGATTGGCTTCGAGTATGTCAATGCACCTGGGTCTTTGAACGAGCGCATACATGCTGCCCTGGCCGATAAGTTCGTTGAGCTGGCGCAAGTGCTCTACGAGAAGGTCGAGGCGAATGTCTCGGGAAAGATCCTACAGCAGAAGACGGGAGCGTTGGCGGCTAATATCGCCGCGGGCACGGAGATAGACACGGCGTCTAACCCCATGACGGCCTTTATAGGGCCGGCTAATGCTGGACCGAAGGAGAAGACGCTAGAGCTCGGTGGCAAGAGTATTTATCCCATCTTTCCAACTAAGGCCGATATGCTGTCTTGGATAGAGAAAGATGGTGGGAGAGTTTATGCTAGAGTTGTGTTAAAGCATCCCGCTTCTAAGGCGTTTCATTACTTGCAAGAGGCGGCTGATGAGATGTCTCCGCTGATAACCGAGGGCTTTCAGGAAGCTATCGACAGGGTTCTTCGGGGTGGGATATGAGCACCGCTTCGCGTAGTCAGGTGATGAGTGCCATTCTCACCCTCATACAGAACATGGCCTTTAGCCAGCCGATCAATGGCGCGTCCACTTGGCTCACGGGACCGGGGGATAAGGATAATCCCACCGTCCCTGCGAAGCTCCGCCTTTGGGCCGATGTCCCCGTTGACCAGCAACCCGCCGCCTTCTTAGTTACACACAGGGAACTAGACGAATATCGTGGCCTTGGACTCCTTAGGCGTCGGCTAGAGCTTGGCGTTTGGTGCTACTCGCGGAGCGACAACACGCCTGGTGGCGAGCAACTCGATACTATGATGCAGGCATTTGAGCAAGCCTTCTGCACTATCGACAACCCGAGCTCGGGCTCGAATACCCTCGGTGGTCTAGTCTACTTCTGTCGCATTGAGGGGAAGGTCTTTAAGGACCCTGGCGATTTAGACAACCAGACGCTCTTGATAGTGCCGCTCGTTATTGAGATGCCCTAGAGAAGATGGATACGTTTCTCGCCATGCAACGTATCCACCTATTCTAGCCCCCAATGCCACTTCATCGGTATAATCTCGTCTTCTTCGGCGATACTATCGAGCTCTTTCTCGATGATAGTTGCGACAAGAGCCTACGGGGGTTAGAGATACTACTATCGGGAGCAGGGATAAGTGCCTCTAATACAAGCTCTCTTCGACCCTGCTTCGACTTAGAGGAGATGACTAGGCGGGATACCTCGGCGAAGAAATCCTCTTCACCGCGATCAACACAGAAGGAAACCTGACTATGCAGCTTATCTTTGGGATCGGTGCCTTGTGGGGTCAGCGGTCCGATAAGGCGGGGATTGGTCCCGATCAGTTCGCCGTCCTTCAGGACAATTCGATCGACTTTACCTTCGAGATCAAGGAGCTATACTCGCAACTCGGCTATCCCATCGACATCGCCCGCGGCAAGGGGAAGATCACCGGGAAGGCGAAGGCGGCGAGGGTTTTCGCCAATCTCTACGCTGACATCTTCTTCGGCGAGACGGTCGCCACCGGCGAAAGTAATGTCAGTGAGAACGAAGTGCATACGCTCGCGGCCTCGACCCTTTCTGTCACCAACGCTAGCGCCTTCGTGGCAGATCTTGGCGTCTACTACAATGCCGCGGGGAATATGAAGTTCCAGTTCGTCTCGGGGACCGCCGCGCTCAGTCTCGGTCAGTATAGCACTGGCACCAATGGCGTCTATACGTTCTATACGGGCGATATTGGTGCTGTCGTTAGCGTTAGCTATATCTACACCGACGCAAACGGCAAGACCATCACCATCAACAATCAGTTCATGGGCTATACGCCGACCTTCCTCGGCACCTTCTACCAGCAGCGGAACACGCAGGGGACTACGGGACAACTGACACTTCGCCTCAACGAATGTGTCAGTAACCATCTTACGATCCCGACGAAGATCGACGACTATTCCATCCAGGACTTCGACTTCCAGGCGTTCTCTAGCGGAAGTAATATCGTCGGCACGATCTCTGTCTCGGAATAAACACAAGGGCCTACTGGCGGGTAATAATATAGAACGGAGTGAAGAGTATGTTCGCGGGAACGAAAATCACCATCGACGGAGAGAGCCTTATCCTTCCACCGATTTCCCTTGGTCAGCTTCGCAGTGGCACGCTAGATCGCCTGCGCGAGCATGATAGGCTCGTGTCCGAGGGAAAGCCCTTCGATGCTATGGATATTCGGGGAGAAGTTCTCTTCGCCGCCTTCCAGAGGAATTATCCCACTTTTTCCAAAGAGAAGTTCCTCTCTTTTCTTGACTTGGGGAATATCGGCTCCCTTTGGCGTTCCGTGCTTGGGGAGAGTGGCTTCACGCCGGGGGAAGCTCAGGCGGTGACGGAGACGGAAACTGGGACATCAAGCCAGTCTACCGAAGCCTCACCGCCGCTTACGGGTGGACCTATAGCGAAATAGACGAACATACACTACGCGAGGCGAATGAGCTATTCCTCGGCTGGAGTGAATATCCCCCCACTAACATTCTCTTGAAGGCCCTACTAGAGGGTCTCGGAGGAGTGAAGACGCCTTCGGCTAGTGT